ATCCTGCGCCAAACTCATGATAATTATTATCAGATGCTCTGATATGTGATAATCCCATTATATCTGAAGAATCAGAAAACTGTTGAATCTCAGCTGTAATCACAACTCCTGAACTCAATGTTTGTGTTATTTCATTTCCAATAACAAATCCAGTAGATGAAGAATCTTATAGTTGTATATAAGTTTCCAAATTTTTTACTAAGGCTTGTAATTCATCTATCTCGGTTACATTAGTTTCAAATTCTTCAGAACTATATTCAAATAATTCACAACGTAGCTTGTAGGTGGGAAGATTTTGTAATTGATAGAACGGTTGCTCGTGTTCAACGTGTGTTATCTCAAACATTTTTTTAGAGAAAGGAATGTAAAGAAGATCACCTTCAAAGGGTCTTATAGATGAAATTTCATTATCATATCTTTTAACAGTCTGGTCCCATCTTCGTCTTGCAATTACAAATGTAGCTTGGTCTCTAATCTCAACACCAAACTTTGTAAACAGATCACCTTCTCCATCAAACCCTTCAATATTTTCAATATACATTTCTACTTTATATGAAGAGTTAAAACGAGATGTTACTTCGTTAAGAACCTGATCTTCGTTTATAATATCTCTTGGAAGATAGTATACATCTTGGCCATACATCTTTAGAGACTCTATGATAATATCTTCATAGAGGTTCTGTTCAGATCTTACACTTTGGCTAAAGTATGGATTGGTTGCCATTAGTTACCCCACAAAGAAGTCGGCTGGCATCTCGTGTTCAAGACGAATGGACTCTCTAAGTCTTTCTATATCAGCTGTACCATCATCAAACAGCTGGCGACCGTTTAGCATTACACCACCAGGAAGTTGCATACCTTCAAACTTAATTAGGTTTGCTCCCCACTGTTGTTTGATAAGTGCTGTTGTGTATTCTTTAATCCAAATATCATTATAGACACTTGTGTGTGTATCTGGATCGATCACTTCGTATATCTCCGCAACAACATAATCACCAGCTTTAATATCTTGATCAGTAAACTCTCCAAAGATATACAAACGATCTTGATGACGGGAGAATTGAACTTGTGGTGTGCCATTTAGTTTTGTATCTAACAATGACAAGTATTGCTGCATCTGTTCATAGTATGCCAAATCACCAATAAATGTATGCATGTTAGCAATATCGTTTAGATGCATTTGATACTTGATATCAAACATACCTCTTGACATAGATGCACCGTGCACCTTAAACATACGAGAGATAAACTGAACGTTAGATGAAATAGGAATATACTCATTTGTAACATCATCGGCCGTAACCTGATGTTTCAAATAAGTTCTTAAAGTAGCGTCAGAGTGAAACTCTTGATAATACTGCAAAGCTTCATCGACTCGGTCTTCCAGCTGGTCAGGATCTACATTGATCTCTATAACTGGATCACCAAGTCGACGTAGGCAATATTCAATTAATGTAGCTCTACTTGTTGGGTTTGCCATTTTAAAAATCCTATAATAGTATTGCTACTATTTATAAGGCAAAAACTTACAAGAAGAGTTTATGAGTTAGCTGCTACGAAAGCGTCATACCATGCTTCAAGATCAGCTGCTTGCCATGCACCCATAGCATCTGCATCCCATCCTGCTGGTTCTGAATTCATAGGCGTTGCGTATGTAACAAACTCTGCCTTTGTTAGCTCTGTAGCATTGTTTGTATCAATATAGAAAGGACCATCCATATCTGCCCAACCAATGTAGTTACCATTGCCATCGCCCCAATGTCCACGATCTTCAACGTATCCTGGAACAGCACGACGACCCTGCTCGTTTTTGTACATTTTGTACTTAATTACTGCCATCTGATTCTTCCTCTTCTTCTGCAGTTTGTTTGTTTTCCAACAAGTTCATATATTCAGTATTGAATACTTCTGTTTTACCATAAATGCGTTCAGTTGTAGCATCAGCATTCTTATAGTATTTATCACCCATTTGATCTAGAAACTCTTCTAATTCATTAGAATGTGGAATCTCACCACGTTTGATCTTATTAGCAGTATGAGCAATGTAACCCTGAACTTCTGTTAAACCTGCTTGAGGGTGTACACCATATTGTTGCATATACTCAATAGTTGCTGTAGAAGCACGGCCGCCATCCATAAGGTTACGATACATAAGCTCAAAACCTCTACGAACATGGTGGCGCTTTTCTTCACGCTCAAACGCTTCTTCATCCCAGTCATCAATGTTATTCTTTTCTTTGATTGCATTATAGCTATCAATAAGAGTTGCAATATCTTTGAATGAACCGTTGATCTTACTTTCAAGAGATGATATAGAAACAAATGCAAGACGTAGCTTTGCTTCTAGTACAGGATCATCTGGGTCAGCCTCCAGTAGCTTTTCTAGCTTGTCAATCTCTTTGCGCTTCTTTGCATGATTGACTTGTGCTTCGGCAAGAGCCATTTTACGCTTCTCTGCCTCAGCCATAACCTGCCGCATCATACGCATAGGTGACTGACCATTCAGCATTGTGATAGACATCATAGATAATGTTGTCTGTGAGTTGTTTCTATCAAACGAGCGAGTCTTTTCTTCTAGCTCTGGTAGATAGTCATTGACCTTCTTTACAGCAATCTGATTAATTGAGTTTTTAGTTACTGTTGGAAGATTAAATGTCACTGTGTCCATAACGGACAGCGCGTTTGCTTTTGGTGTTTCTGTTTGTTGAATTTCTTGTTCTTCA